AATAAATCAATCGTTTACTATGTATTACAAATCTGATAACTTCCCTCGTGGCCCTTCGGGGCCCCGACAGCCTCAGCCATTTGTCCTTTGGCTCATCTGCTCGCCTTTTAGGCTTGTCGGTGCAGCAATCGGCTTCTTGGTTGGTCTGGTGTGGGGTGGGATCTTCACGGACCTCATCACTCAATCAGCCAATCTGGAAAAATACATCAAAAGAAAAACCAACCTTCGCCACCTCTTCCTCAATGATCAAAAGTTGAGCATCATGCCCACCCGAACATCACATTCACATCCGACATCAGCGAGTTTTCGAACCGCTTTTAATCAGTATATGAATGGGCTTGTTACGGCTGCCGGGTATGAGCCCTACACTCTCTCCCCGAGCCCAACTGATCAAGGAAAAGGATTCCGCTTGTTCTATGGAGAGAAAGACCTTGCAACGAAATACCAGAATGATGATGTCACTGAAAACAGTGTCATCATCATGACGGACGTCGACTATTATACGGACATCAATGAATGGATGAAATTCAATGTTCCCATTCTGATGTACACATTTGTGCCGACCAAAACTGCTGGCCGCACCGCCGACTACTCTTATCGGGTAATTGACGGTGAGGTCGAGTTTAACGTTGCTGGAGGAGCCCGGTATAGACATCCCCTTTGGGACTATAGCGGAGACACTGTCTCCGTTATAGATAAAAACCGGAACCTCAATGTTTTTAATGTTGAACAGCGGAATATTCCTGGCGATCCTGACCATCGATTCGTCGTTTTGACCCCAATGGCGCAAGTCCCCACTACATTTATGGAGTGGATGACGAGCGACGGAGGGTTCAAGCGGCGACATCTTCAAGGCAAAAACGGAGTCATCCATTTTTACGACCCGATCACTGATAGTCTCTCTGTGGGTCGAAATGGAGATTGGCACTCCGTTAATATTACTGGTGAAGTTTATGCAGCCATCTCACAGCGGCTGCAACAAAAGACGTCTCCCCCACAAACATCTGATTTGGAGCGTCTTTTGCAAGCTTCGGGCGATAAGAAATGTGCAGTCCATGCGCCCATCATGTTTAACCTGATGGGTTTGACGTTGGACCGCAACATTGTCTTGACAAATGGAACCGTTAACTGTTATCAGCCAATTGGATCGTTGGCCACAGAAGACGGAAAACCCCCTGGCCAACAGACCTCCTCCCCTCTTGTTACTGAGCCGGCTCTCTTCCCCGCAAGGGGTCGATGCGCAGACGAAGCGACCATCTCGGGAAGGGTCACTAAGATGGCCAATCCAATTGTCCCCCCAAGAAACTTCACCAACTACGCCCTTGAATTTGTGACCAAACTTGTCCCGACGCCTGCTGTCGGAGTCCCCCTCTCAGTGGCTGAAGTCAATGAGCGGCAAAATGGACCCCAACAGAAAGCTCGGTTTAACCTTGTGAAGGATACCCTCAGCATGTTCTTTGGAGCGAACAAGCTGAAGGCCTTCATTAAGGCCGAGGCCTATGCCAACATCACAGACCCTCGAAACATCACGACAATGAGCTCCGAATTGACGACCCTTTTGTCAGCATATACCTACTCGTTTAAGGAGGATTGCTTGAAGAAGGAGAATTGGTATGGTCCAGGTTGTACACCAACCCAGACCATTAAAAGACTCCGACGACTCGCATCCTCTGACCTCGAGTGGTTGTGCATTGACTACTCTCGTCTTGACGGAACTGTTTCTGAGTTCCTGCAACGGAAAATTGTAATGGCTGCCTACACGCGATGGGCGGGAGAAAACTCCCGTGCAGACGTGATGCGGCTGCTAAATCAGGTTTTCGTACAGCATGGCATGACAGAAACCGGGCTTATGTTTAAGCCCGGCTACGGAACTCGGAGTGGTAGTCCAATCACGACAGACGGGAACACTATGGTGTGCTCGTACGTCGTGTTTGCAGCTCTTCGTGAGCTTGGACTATCAGTTGATGAATCGTGGGCCAGGATTGGATTGGTCTACGGGGATGATGGGGCCCAGCCCAACCACCCAGGATTGAAAGAGATGCTTCCTGTGGTTGCCAAGCGGTTAGGGCTGAAACTGAAGTTGGATGTCGTGGCTAACGGAGAACCCGTCCCTTATTTGGGAAGGATCTTTGTTGACCCTCGAACAAGCAACGACAGTTTCCAGGACCCCATGCGAACACTCGCAAAGTTGCACTTGTCTGGCAACAAGACTGTCACGCCTGCCCAGGCGGCAGCCAATAAGGCTCGAGGTTATCTGGCAACAGATGCCTTGACACCCCTTATCGGAACCTGGGCTAAGCGCGTGGTCTCGATCACCGGGCTGAAGGCAAAGGGAACGACACATGAGGAGCAATTCAAAATGTCGAACGCTTGGCCCCAGCACGACCGGGACAATATCTTGGAGGCCATGGCGAAAGTCATGGACCGCCCTGTTGCTGAGATTCTTGAGATGGACTCCAGACTTGAAGAAGTCGATGCCCTGGACAAATTTCCCGTCTTGCTAGAGACGGTGCGGGCGATTAACATCCCCGCTATTGTCGATGGGCAAGTCGTAGGTCCGGGGCCGTCATATACAGACGTTCCCACGCCTTCTTCAACTCAAACCCCTCAAGAAAATGACCTCAAACAGACAGCAACTCATTCGGAGCTACGAGCTTTGGCAAGCAAAGACTCGGGCAGCCGTCGCCCTAATGGTGAAGGACCTCGAGACCAAGGAAGCGAACTTCGTAAGAAAGTTCGAAGCCTATGGACTCGTCCTTCCCCCGGTGAACGACAAACACGTTCGTCGGCTCCGGGACGACCTGGCTCTGGCTCTGACCCCCGACCTCGACGTTCGTGTCGCATCCCTATTGGTAAACCCAAGTCCGGATGAGACCGAAAGTTAGGCTGTCGCATCCAGCTAAATGACAT